TCACTTCGTCGGCGTAACTTTTTTGCCGATACGTTTGCGGATGTAGTTCTCTGTCATCACCACGGTCGTATGTCCAAGCTGATCTCTGGCTTGCAGAATATCTCCGCTTGATTCCGCCTTGTCGGTACCAGCTTTTGCGCGCAGGTCCCGCATCTGAAAGTCTGCTTTTTTTACGCCGGCAGCTTCTCTCGCAGCATCAAATCTCCCCCGTAACATACTGCTGGTCATGGGCTGCCCGTTGTCCATTACGATGAGTTTGCTGGACCGGATTTTATGGCTGTCTTTCCTGGCCAGTATTCGGTCGATCACAACCTTCAACTCCCCAACGATTTCAATTCGTCGCTTGGCCTTGGTTTTTCCCTGCTGCACCGCCAGGCGATCCTCCCTGATATCGCGCTCATCCATTTTTAGGGTGTCAGCGATACGCTGACCTGTCAGGTAGAAAAGATCGAGCGCGTCTTTTAGCGGCTGGTCTGCGTGCAAATACACCATCGCGAGCATTTCATCTTCGACGTATATGTCACGTCCGCTTTCCTTATTGCCTTTAACACCGGCGCAGGGATTGGCCAAGGACGTGTAGCCGCTGGTCCTGGCGAAGTTCCAGATCGAGCTGAGCAATGCTTTCTCGCGATTTGCACGAACAGGTGCGGTCTTTCCTCGATGTCTCAAGTACTGGGCAACGTGCTGGGGCTCAATAGCTTCCAGCGGGGCGGGTGGGTCATTGAAGAAGGCAAGTAGCTGCTTCAGCTCTCTGGCGTTGTCTTTCTGCGTCGCTGGCGCTTTAGTTGGAACAACTTCCAGCATGTATTTTTCAGCGACATAGGCGAAAGTCAGTACATCCTGCGCCATGGCCTGGGATACACGGCTTTTTTCGAGCTTTGCATACTCCAAAATTGCCAGCCCGTAGTCCTTGCCCAATGGTATTTCTTTGCGTGGCGTCCCGCCTGTGTCGTAAAGGTAATACGTCGTGTCGCCACGCTTCCTTTCGCGTAACCGGGGAATGCTCCCAGGCCGGGTTGGTTTTCGTCCCATCTACCCCACCAGCCGCGGTTGCCATTTCGGTTTTTCCATTACGCCGGCAGCCTCGCCAGTGATTGCCGATGCGATGACGCAAGGCCACCCGCTGCGTTTGATGGTGTGGCGAATGCCGTTTCTTTTGAGAACTTGCACCTGGCCGGCTTTCGTTTTCGCGCCGGTAAGCGTGCAAACCTCTTCATGCGACAGGAAGTGAATACCGTCCATAACTACCTCCCGCCGGCCGCCGTGGGCCTGGCTGTCTTGATGATATGAATGACCAGGCTGAAGGTGATCAGCATCCAGCCGCAGGTGCCGGCGAAGGCGTAGAGGATGTCGGCTGTTTCGCCGTCCGCCAGAAGGCGTGGGCCGAGCCAAAAGAACCAGCCTGCGGTGCCGACCAGGTACAGCAGAGCGCCCAGCAGGATCAGGGTGAGTTTGAATGCGAACATGTGGTGTCCTTGCCGCGCTGGGCGGCAGAAGGTGGGTTACAGGTTTACGAACTGGCTGTTTGGTTCGAATGGCTTGCCATCAGGATCAGGCACCAGGGCCGGCACATTCTTTCGGATGAACTCATCAAAGCACTGCGGGCAACTGATCGTGTTCGCAGTGCGAAGTTGGGTGTGCCCGGTGTATCCGCACACCGGGCACTTCATTGCCGTCGGAATAACGTAGGTCATAGGAATACCTCGCCCGCCGCTCACCGGCAGGCATGTAGGGGAATGGAGTAATGGCTCTTTGCTCGGGTTTCTCAACCCTTTGGATGGGTGTACAACAGGTGTTTAAGTCGTTGCGACTGTGGGAGGACGCGTGTCACATAATCTGGATGTGCCGATCGCTCATGAGTACCGAGGTCACACGGTATTCCTCAAGTTCGTCTGGAAAAGGCCGAACGACCCGGTGCCTACATCCGCGACAATCATCGAGCCCGTGGACATACACGGTATGGGTGAAGTCGCAGCTGAGCTGGCAGGACCATGGTCCGATTACCCGGCCGCCCTGAACGAAGCGATGTCGGTCGCAGAGCGCTGGGTTGATAGTCAGCTTCCTTGATCCCGCCCGCCGCTCACCGGAAGGCATGTAGGGGATTGTGATTACATCAAAGCCACCAGGCACGCCGCTGCGATTTGTCGCCGCAGCTCTTGGCGTTGTTGAAGGCTGATCATGCCGCGCTTGTAAAGGCGGTTAGTCCATCTGTCGCATTCACGGAGAAAGCGATTCCTAGATTTGCGGCTGGCCACTGGTGCAATGGCGATAATTGCTTCTGCGAAGGCTCTCATGAGGCTCTCCTGGTTTGGTGAGCCTTGATGGTCGGCGCGTTGAACTGTCGGTTTCCCGACTATTTGCAGTTGAAATCGCTCATGGCCTTGGCCCCTTGTAGATGAACACGTAGGCGAACCAGAGGGTGGCGATCATGGCGTCACCCGTGCGGCCGCGATTTCATCAAGGAGCGATTGCGGCAGAGATGCGGCGAACTCGCCTTCCGACCACGATAGTGGCTCAGACTGACAAATCATCTCGTTGAGCAATTCGAACGCTGCCAGCAACTGTTCGTCGCGTATCTCGCCGTCCTCCGGCAAATCGTCGCAGAAGTGGTCGGCCGGATCGATTTGGCTGGGATAGTTCGGTTCACAGATGCAGAGCTGCAGGTCCGCCAGATCGATATCGCTGTCGATAAGGTAGTCTCGGAGGCTGTCTTCATCGAAGAAGTACTGGTCGCCATCGAAGATAACCAGCGGCTCCCCGGCCCAATCCTTGATAGGCATCGCAGCGAATTTAGCTTGGCGCCGAGCGTGGCGGCACGCATTGCAGCAACTGTTCACCTCGTAGATTGGGTGATCAGGGTTCACGTCGCAGCGGTGATGGGTGGCGCCGCAGTAGCGGGCAAGGTTCTCGTCGGCGCCGAAGAATCGCCCGTCGGCTGAAACCCAGCCTGTTACCGTTTTGAGGCTGGCTGCTTCTGGAGCATCGAACATGATGATTGGCTTTTGTGCAGTCATGACTTCGTCCTTGCCGCTATAGCGGCTGACTTTGAAGGGGGAGGGGGTTATTTAAAATCGGCCTAGACGAGACCGTGGGATGTGCTAGAAATGACATGTCGCGCATGCATTTCAGATATTCGTTGTTGGGGTGCTGCGCGGCAGACGCTCTATTACTCCGTTGGAGCGGGCCCTCCAGCTGTGGGCATTGATCGGTAGGCTGTCGCATTTAGCCGCGAGTTAAACAACTCCCTTCCTCTGGGCTACTAACTCAACGCCTTGGCCTGCCGGTCATCTCTTCTGATTCACTTCAAGCGGCCGCTGTTACCCGGTCATGGGTATTCACGAGCGCCAAAATGAAACGTTCATATGTTTCAATGTTCCCGTCAGCTTGCGGAGGAACCGCAGGGCTGATTTTCCATTTCCCGATGTAATCGTTTCACCCAAAGGAGCTACACCATGCAAGGAAGTATTAAGTTGAGAAATTTCGCGTTTCTGCTGATCCCGCTCGTTGCGGCCTGTACCACAACTGACCGAACCCGAGAGGGTGGGGCCCAGATTGAAAGCGCACCGCGCGTTCAGGCTGTTCAAGCAGTCCAATTCGATAACTGTTCAGTGGGGTGCCCAACAGGTGGCAGTCCGATGACGCTGAATCGCCAGTCGTACACGCTGAACAACAACGGTTCGACCAAGTTTGCGAACTGGGTCTCCTACAAAATCACGAAGGAAACTCCGGCAAGCGGGCGCCCGCGCAACTGGAAGACCGATCCGGATATTCCCGCCGGTGAAACGCTCGATCCGGTGGACTACAACGGTGCCAACGTTGCGCTCAAAGTCGACCGTGGCCACCAGGCCAACCTGGCTTCGATGGCCGGCGTTCCTGACTGGCAAACCCTCAACTATCTGTCGAACATCACCCCGCAAAAGGCTGACCTCAACCAGGGGCCCTGGGCGCGACTTGAGGACCAAGAGCGCAACCTCAGCAAAGAGGCGGGCGTTGATCAGGTATTCGTCGCTACCGGGCCGCTCTATGAGCATTTCGTCGGCACGCTGCCAGGCACAAACAAGGTGCACACGATCCCTAGCGGGTACTGGAAAATCATCTTCGTCGGCAGCTCGCCAGAGGGTGGTGTCTATGCCTCGTTCGTGATGAACCAGGAGACACCAAAGGGCGCCAATTTCTGCGACTACCAAGTCACCGTGAATCAGATTGAGGAGCGATCAGGCCTCACGTTCTGGAGCAATTTGCCTCAGGCCGTCCAGACAGCATTGAAGTCGAAGCAAGGGCAATTGCCGGCGCGGATTGGCTGTAAGTAATCACTGCAATCAAGCACACGAGGCTGCCGGATTCGGCGGCCTTTTTTTTGTACTAGGATTTTGTAGATCCGCTTCATGCGGCCATCTGCTGCTGTTCTTGGCGTAGCGCCTGCTGGACCGCTTGGATGATCCGCTCAAGGTAGGTGTAATCGGGGATTGGCTCAGTAGCATCGTTGGTCAAGTGCCACCACTCATGCCCGAAAAGCTTGGTCATCAGTTCGCTGTGCGCTCCGTGGAGATGGTCGATTGATGGCGATTCGCGCAGATCTTCTGCCTCATCGAACCGCTCGCGGGTCTCGTCGGCGCCATAACAAAACTGGCGGCGCTCTTTCAGGACGAGGCGCTGCGCTTCCCTTGCAAGCGCTTCACCACTGAACTGCCGTGGCCTCATCGCCTGGTCGAAGTAGCCGATGATGTAGCCGGTGCTCAGCTTGCAGAAGAACTGCCTGATGCTCAGACCATCCCACATGCCGCCCCAGTAGGCCGTCCAGCTCTTGCCCCAGCAACTGACGGTGATCTTTCCCTTGCATGGGGCCAGGTCCTCGAGGAAGACGGTGATCGGGTCAAGGTTCGGCGCGCCGGTGATAACTAGCTTGGTGACTGTTGATCGCTCTACCTGCAGCGGCGCGGTCGTTTTGTTTTCTGTAGGCATGGGGAGTCCTTGCCGGGCCATGCCCGGACGGTGGAGTGGCAATTTGATGCCGGTTTGTGGTTAATTGCTGCAGGTATTCCCTAGTTAGACGAGGCAGTAAGTGAGCATAGAAAATCTGATGATGACAATTCACAGAGTTCCTAAAATAGAGTTAGATTCCGGAACGGACTGGACTGCCGTTTGGACAGCGGTCGGAACTTCGCTCGCGACGATCGCTGTTGTTTTAATAACCACCTTGTATACGGCATACTCTTTTCGTAAAACAATTAAGGCCCAAAAGGCACTGGCCGATGATCAAGAGGCCAGCCGCATAGCGCACTCGAAGGCTGAAGCTGTCGCACGTAGCAGACAGGATTGGATCAACAGTCTAAGGGATGCGGTTGCTTCGTTTATCGCTACTGGCAATGATCTTTCCGCCTCGTCGAATAAACTCTATAACAGAACAACTTTGACTCCTGAGAGTCAGGCAGATGTTCAACATGTACAAGAACTCTATGACAGGCTTTATTCAGAATTTACACAAAGTCTATCAACGGCAAAGTTGCATTATGCGAAAGTTCAGCTATATACGAACCCAGTAGAAAAAGAGACCGAGGAGCTGCTTTTAGCGATGAATGCATATGTTATAGCTTGCCAAGATCGTAAGCCCAGTGCGGATCTGGGGAACGCGGTTGTCGGGGTTGCTCAAAAAATAATAAAAAAAGAATGGGTACGGGTTAAGGCTATGAACCTGTAATTGAGACGGGCCTAGACCGATTTGGTGATCAGTCACCACAGAAGCAGTCAATAACCTCGTCGTGATCGGCGAACATGTCGAATTGGGTGTCGGAGTAGTTGATCATTTGCTGATAGCTTGGGCGGTCGAAGCGGAAGCGGGCGCCGTCTCCGGTGAACTTGCCGCCCGAGACCACTTCGCTTTCCATCCTGGCCCACCACAACGCTTTAGGACGGTCGCTGGCGATGATCGAATAGACCTGCTTGGCGCCCTTTAGAAAGCACAGGTCACAGTTGCCCTCCAGCGTTCTGCCATTGATCGTCGGCAGCATCAGGTCGAAAGGTTGCCCGGCCCAGAAGTCGGACACGTCCTGAACGCCGACACCGGCATCCGCCAGCGGCATCACCATGGTTGCCCACTTGCTTTCGCTCGTGCTTTTGCGGTGTCGGATCTTCACGACTCGGCGCGGTTCGTCAGCACGGATGCCGGTCATCATGTCGACCGGCACATCCTCGGTAGATATGCCCAGGCTACGCAGATACTTGTGGATGATCCGGATCTTGAGGTCGATGGTGCAGAACCGGGTCACCGGGTTTGGCAGATACTTGCGTTTGCGGATCAGGGCTTCGAACGGTTCGCCCTGGCGGCTGGCAGTTGCGTAGTCCACCACCGAAAACCCCGCGTCATCGTCGCGAAACTCCAGCCAGACAATCGGCACGGCCCACCGCTCGCCGCATTCCCGGACAAACTCCAGGGTGGCGGGGTGTTCCTTGCCGGTGTTGGCAAAGGTGATGACCAAGTCGTCTAGATCGGTGTTGCTGTCCAGCACCTGGCGCAGCATGTAGGCGCTGGTCCGGCCTCCGGAAAAGCTGACTACCGTAGTCCCGGATATTTTATAGGGAGACATGGGGGTCCTTGCCGGGCCGTGCCCGGGCGGTGGAGTTGATTGATTTGAACTGCTGATTCCACCAGGTGCCGAAACAGCTACCACCCAGAGGACATAGCGATGACTGAAGAAAAGAAGAAAGATCCCGAGCAAGAAACTCCAGCTCATTCCACCGAGGAAGAACGGGAGCGTCTGAAGGACTTCAACAAAGACGGCATACCGCCTGGCGCTTGCTGATCAGTTCGCCAATTGACGCAATAGTCGCCGGCCAATCCATCGAACCACGGTGACGGCCTTGCTATTGCCGATCGCCTTGTAGCGGGGGCCGTCCGGGCATTCGCTGGCAGGTTTGCCGCGCCAGGGTATGAGCGTGTAGCTGTCGGCCATGCCCTGGAGGCGTTCACACTCGCGGGGAGTGAGTCGACGGACAGCACTGGTGGAAGACGCAACGTTGGGGCCCAGGGATGAGTCTGTGTTGTCGACTTGCTTGCCATAGTTGCGGGTCAAGGTCTGGGCTACGTCGCGGCATGTGACTATCGGCTGCCCACGACCTGTTCCGTCCTCACTCCCATCGAGCCCTTCAGTTTTCAGCGTATGGGTGATGTCGCCGGTGATGCACACGGCGACTTGTCCGCCTGCATTCGCGTGGCTGCCTGAGTGGCCCATGGCTCGGAGGGTAGGGGCTATCTCCCCTACATCAGCGCCATGATCCTTGCAGGAGAATGCCAGCACCGCGTTTTCCGCTCCGTTGTTTCGGCCCAAGGCAAAGGCAAGACGGTCACTGACCCCAGGGTCTTGCGTGCCATGCACCACCAGCAGGCCCGACTCGGCATCCTGGTTTGTCGCGCTACCAGCCGCCTTGCCGTTGGCGTTGAGTGTGCCTGCGATCAAGTGCCCGGCCTGCGCCTGGCTGTCATCAGCGCCGCATGTGCCTACGCCGTTGGCGGTCAGAGCAGAAACCGGCTTGTCCTGGACAAAAAACGTCTCGCTGTCCAGATCGTTGCGGCCTTCGTGGTGGGTAAGGGTGCCTGCCTTCTCGATAGAGCCGGACATGCGCCCGGCGCCAAAAGCCGGGATACCGCCGAACATCGATACGGCTGGACCAAAGTCACCCTCGCAGTTCGGGCAGCCATAGGCACCTAGCTGCTCGGGGAAGACGTACTCACATCCTTCTCCGCACTGGAGCGCAGGGCCGAAAGGAGCTGTTCCGGTAACGTCCTGCCCCTGACCTCGGCGCGGCGCAGTATCCCGGCGCACGCCTTCGCGCTCAAAAAGTACCTGGGAGGGATCGAACCCGTCTCGAGCACTTGCGACAACGAACACACGACGGCGTCGTTGGGCCAGGCCGAAATATTGGGCGTCCAGGACCCGCCACGCGATTGTTCTTTTGGGTCCATACACACAACCAGCGTCCTGCCATTTTTTCCCTGGAGGCTGCAGCTCGCAGTCTTCCCCAGCAAGCGCGCCAAGAAAGCATCCGAAGGCGTTCCCTTTGTCGCTGAGGACGCCGGGGACGTTTTCCCAGACGATGACGCTGGCGGGCTTTCGCTGGCCGGCGCGAACATAGTCAACTGCATCTGCAAGCTCCACGTATTTGATGGTTAGGGCGCCGCGCGGGTCGGTGAGGCCTTCGCGCATACCGGCGACCGAGAAGGCCTGGCACGGGGTGCCGCCGACCAGCACGTCCGGCGCCGGGATCTTGCCGGCCAGCACCAGGGCGGCCAGCTTGGTCATGTCGCCGTGATTCGGCACGTCGGGGTAGTGGTGGGCCAGCACCGCCGAAGGAAAAGGCTCAATCTCGGCGAACCAGGCGGCGCGCATGCCCAGCGGGTGCCAGGCCTGGGTCGCGGCTTCGATGCCGCTGCACACAGAGCCGTAGGTGATATCGGGCATAGGGGATCCTCGCCGGCTGGCGTGATTCGTTTATATGGGGTATTACGGTGTGTCTAGATGGGTCGGTTTTAAAAAGAAAATGCTGAAAATACGACAGGAGGCCTCATGAGTTTTTCAGGATTAGTTAAAGCGAATAAAATTCCAGACCGAGATCCTAATCGGCAGTGTTGGTTGCTTTTTCGAGCAGGCTCACGCTCTCGACTGGAAAGCTTCCAGAGTGGAAAGATGTACATGAATAGTGTGGAATTCTTTTCTGGAATGAAAGACGAGGAAGCGACAGCGTTACGAAAGGATCAACTAGAAAGGAACTATCTAAAGCTTCATAGCCACATAGATGGGAATAAAATTGGTGAGTTTTTTTTAGAAATAGACGGAAAAGAGTATCCGCTTGGTCCCGACGCTATAATGCACCTTGACCTTCCGAGACCTTCCAATGTCTTTATTTTTTGTATGGCGGCTATAGCCGACGGTCCTGATGGGCGGGTGCCGGGGGAAAACCAGGGCTCAGTAACCTTGAGTGACAGGTTTGCTGAGTTAGGTGATCATGTCCTTGTGATAAACTCTAACGTAGAGTTCGCAAAGCGCTTAAATGCAGCTATAGCCTCTAATGCTCACCTATATAGTTCACCATTTTTTGAGGGTGGCTACGGGCAAGTTGACTACGTTGATATGCGTAGTTATAGCGGGGTTGTCGGATTATTTAGGAAGGATCTTGAATATCAATGGCAGCGGGAATTCCGATTTTGCGTAGGGGCCGAGTCTGAAGCGCTGAATTCAGTAGGTGCTTTAGAGTTGGAATTAGGTGATTTAAAAGATATTACCTCGATCGTTCCTGTTGAACAATTTGCATCCCAAACTCTAAAGTTTAAACGAGGGGTGATTGAAGTCAAAGACGGTATTAGAACGTACCGTTATATAGATTGAATGTTCTTTTCGACCGGGTATGTCGTTTGCCTCGGGTAGGCGCCGCCCTCCGTTACCGGTGGTGGCAATTTGGTTTGGGTTGGGGTATTACGGGTGATCGGCATGGAACCGGATCAAGGAAAACGAGTTGCCACTTTTAGTTGACCGTATGCCGCCAGTTGACTACGACGACCCGATTCACGGCGTGCCCTTCGTGATCGCCTTTAACTGGGGCGATCAGCACAATCCGGTTCCCCAAGAGCTCATCGTTCTGACAAAGGTTGGCAACGACATCATCGTCGCGGCGACCCGGCAGATTGGCTGGTCCTCTTATGAGGAAGCTGTCTGGATTGGCAAGCTGGCGGCTGATAACTTCGTCTCGAAATACTGGCAGGACTGAAGGACAGTCAGTGAGGCGTGGTGACTTCGTCGTCTGGGTCTGGCGGGTCGTCGGCGAGCGACTTCAATCCCGCCGCCCTGATGATCTGCGACACCTTTCCGTAACTACTAGGTGTCGCGACACTCCATCGTACCCGTCTAGACACGCAGAATATCGAGGAACGAATGCGTGAGTTACATCGACAACTCTCTGAGCTTACGCTCGGTTGCTCGATCAAACTGGAGGAGAAGCACCTCACCTTGCTCTCCAGTGATGATGCCAGTGCAAGTCAGGCCGATTACAAAGCCATGAGCTTTCGCGCCGTATTTCACCGCCAGTATTAGTGATCCAGCCGTTTCTATATCTCTGAGAATTTTCTCTGCAGGACGCAGCGCTGCGACTGGCAAGTCGAAACTTTCACTGGTCATCATTGACTCCGAACACACACACACACAAGGTTTTAGGCGATATGCCAATCGGGGCTTTTTGCCCTCTATAAAATCACGACTGCTGCGGTAAAGCGGGGTTCAAAATAATGAACTGACCCAGCTTATGAGCTCACACTGGAGAAAAATATTCGTCGCCTGGATCGTTGCGTAATTCTCGCAGACTTTCGCTATGAAAAGCTCGCGTCACGTTTTCGCTAATCACGATTTCGTGGCGCGGATAGCTCAAGAAGACCGCAAGCTCGTCGTCGCCCATCAAGTCCATCTTCATGATGGCGATCTGCAAGACCTCGCTGATGATCGGCACCTGGCCGCGAAGCCGAATACGCTCCATGGCCTGCTCGATACCCGGTCTGACCTTGTGCCGCAATTCCTTCTCGGCGACCGCCAGGCGCTTCTGCGCTGCTTTGGCTGATCGTTCCTGAACAGTCTTGGCCATGGCCTACCTCTTCTATTCCGCTGGCCGGCAGTGCGAGCCAGGTTTGACGTTTGCGTTGTTGGGTGCGGGCTATGCGGCGCATCGAGTGGCCCTCCGGACCAGCTTTGGATAGTCGATCCCGTGCGCCGCGATGATCCTCTCGAATGCCTTGTTGCCGATCGCCAGCTTCCCGCAGCACTGCCGGCGGGAAATCCCCAGTTCCTTGAAGGCCTTTATGCGCTCGGCGAACTTCGCATCGCGCTCCTTATCGACCGTGTTGTGCACCAAGTTCCGGGCGCCGCCTCTCGTTGGCGCCTTGAACGTGATGTCGTACCGGGCGGCGTAGTTGTAGATGAGACGACGGCTGACACCGAGTGCAGCAGCTACTTCGGTTTGGGTGTGCGTAACGCCGAGTTGACGTATTTGCTCAGCGAGCTTGAGTCGTTCCTGGGTGCGGATGTCGTCCTTGTCGAGGGGCAGGGGAGACGCTTCAGCCCGCCGCCGAACAAACGGCTTCGGCGCCGGTGGCATCTGGTTGCTGTAGTTGATGGGCTTCGGTTTGTAGCCGACGGGCGCCGCTTCTTCGATCTGGCCGCCGCTGGCCAGGAACTGGGCGACCTGGGCCGCCAGTTCATCCGAGGCCGGGCGCAGTTCCTCGATCATGCTGAGGTGATTGCTGATCATGCTGCTTTACTCCTGAGCGCCGCCTCGTACCCGTCGACCAGCAGCTTGAATTCCCAAAGGTCTTCTTCAAGACTTTCGATGTAGTCATCGTCGCGCTGGAACCCTCTCCACCAGAGCTGGCGGCCCACTGGCTTCAGCAGCGGGCAGTACATCCCGATGTGCCACCACTTCCGGTCGGTGATCCACATGCAGCCCTGCACCTGGTCAATCACCTCGCTGGCATCGTTATCGATGTGAAAGGAGCGAAGCTTGTCGGGGGCCAGGAAGCACTTGTACTCGGAGCCGCCATCCTCACCAATGAATCCATCCGCGCTGGCGCCAAACGCGCCGTCGTCGGTCTTGACAAAGCCAACCTGGGTAACGATGAGGCCGGTCTGGATTTCGTGCTCCATGCGCGCCGCGGGCTCCAGTTCATGCCCTCGACGCATCTGCCAGGTTTCGAACCCGCCATCCAGCGGCGCGCCGCCGATTCGCTCGACTGCCAGCTCAAATGCGTACGACAGGGCGGCATTCGACGGCTCACCAACCTTCTCGCCGTCCAGGGCACGCTGAACAACTTCTGCCTTTGGTGCAGCCTTATAGCCGGCCAGGTCTCGGGCGCGGCCTTCACTGTGGCCGGCGAGCATTGCATCCACATACTTGCGTTGCTGCGCAGTCAGCCCGTTTACCTTGGAGCGTGCGGTGCTGAACATGCTTGCGGTGATGACCCCGGCGCGAGCCTGGAGCCACTCAGGTGAGCCTTGTGTGCAATTGACGATAATCATTGAGGCGCCTCCAGCTTGGCTTTGTGGACGGTGACCGCTGTCTTCACGGTGGAATACCCGTTGGTGTCTCCAGACGCCTGGAGAACTTTCAGGCTGGCCTGCCAAACATCCTTCAGCTCGTCCGGCGTAGTGGTCTGCCCAACGCGCTCAAGGATGTCCGCGACGACCTGGGCGCGCATGTCCTCTGTTTCAGATCCGTCGGACGACTGTCCGTCGTCGTCGCGGATATCGCCGGTCGTGATGTTCAGCAGCGCACACATCACGTAGCGCTTGCCGTAGGTAGTCGATGAGCCAACAGCCTGAACATCGTTGCGGCCTTTCCCGATATCGATCGGTAGGCTCATGGTCGTTTGCTCGCGGTGGCCACCCCGGTGCATCAAGATTCCTGTGACACTGATCGCCTTTTCAGCGTTTTCCACCTTGAAGGTGATGGCGAACCCGTGCTGCTGCATGATCGGCTTCAGGGTGTGTGTGATGTGGTCGAGCGTGGCGTAGGAGTTTCCTGTGTGCAGGTTCACGGCACCTTCGAATACAGTCGGGATGTTGCACTGCATTTCGGCCATCGCAGTGTTGAAAGCTTGCTCAGCTTCCTTGGCCTGCATGCGCTCGTGCATGGCCAGCAGGCGCTCCATCTTCTCGATGTCGCAGGTTGGATCGGCGGCAGCACGGCTGATGACGGCCATGATGCTGTTGTCCGTGGAGATCGGTGCCACGGCCTGGCGCCGCTGTTCGGGAACGATGATTTGGCCGCTCATGCTGGCTTCCTCAGAAGTGGATGGTGATGTTTGGGACTTCGCGGCGTGCGATCTTCAGGACAATGGCCTTGGCCAGTTCCTCGGTGATGTTCATCGACATCAGCGCCTCTTTGGCGGCGCCCATGATCTTCACCTTGTGAGCCTGGTCCGCTTCGCGCGCCTTCTGCTGGCGCTGCGCCTCTTCAGCTTCTGCTGCCTGCCGGGCAATCTGTGCCAATCGCGCTTGCTCTACGGCTTCTTCCTGTCGGCGCACGGCGGCGATGCGTTCTTGTTCGGCGCGCTGCTCAGTGGCGATTCGGTTGGTTTCGGCCTGTGCCGCTGCTGCGCGGGACTGTTCGGCCTGCAGTTCCAGTTGTAGGCGCTGGCGTTCGGCGGCGGCCTCGGCCTCCAGCGCTGCTTGTGCGGCAGCGCGCTGAGTGGCTGCGGCCTGGTCCAGCAGTTCCTGCTCACGTCGTGCGGCAGCTTCGCGCTCGGCCTTGGCTTGCTGCTCGGCTTGGAGCCGGGCCTGTTCGGCGGCAACTCTGGCAATCTCTGCATCGCGGTCGCGCTGAGCCTGTGCTTCAGCTTCGGCGCGCAACCGGACCAGTTCGGCCTGCTCCGCTTCGTACTGGGTGCGCTCGGCCAGCAGGGCGCGCAGTTTTATGAGGGTCTGGTCTTTCACCTGGGCGGCTTCAGCCAGGAACTCTTCCCATGTTTCGCTGATTGCGACCAACTCAAGCTGGGCGATGAGGTCGGCGACATGAGCGGCGGTCGGTGTGGACTCGAAAACGGCCAGATCCTTGATCGCCTGGATACCGTCAACATGCTTGTCGGTGCGGGCCAGATCTGCTGCCTCCCAGTCCGTCAGAGGCTGCCGCGTGGCATCGCGCAGGGCATCCATCTTGGTCACGAACTCGCGCAACTCAGCCTCGACCACCTTGGGCATTTCCTTGAGGCGCTTCAGGTAATCGCGACCGGGTGTTTCGACTGCCTTTTTGGACTTGCTCACCGTTGCGGCCAGGGATGCAATTCGAGCGCGACCTTTCACGGTCGTCAGGTCCGGAACCTCGGCAGTGACTTCGGCCTTCACCGCGTCGAAGAACTGGCCCAGGCCGCCGGCAATGTAAATGGCTGGCGCGTTGTCGGCGCTGATGTCGTCGATGGTGATGACTTGCTGTTGTGCGGACATGGGGATTCCTTGCCGCGATGCTCGCAGCGATTGAAGGTGTTGGTTATTGAGTGATTCGATCAGCGAGGGCGCTGAGCAACATCAGAAAGGTGCAGACGGAGAGGGCAGAGAAAGAGCCGCGCCAGATGAGTAGGCGCCGGGTGCGCTGGTGGGTGGTCATGGTGCGCAGTGGTAGGCACCACCATGGCCGCGATTGCAGTAGAAACCACCGTCAGCGTTTGGCATGCCTTTTTCACTCCGGCATGCACACCAAACCTCCAGATCCATATTCTTTTCCGCGCAAAACTGCTCGGCGAGCTCAACGAGATTCGGCACGTGTACGGCAATTGGTGGTATTGCTTCCCAGGCGCCATCCACAATCTTGATGCGAGGCTTTAAGTGCAATCGATTGCTCATGCCTTCACCTCATAAGCGACAGTCCACTCACCGCACATGCAGGCCCGGCCGCTCCAGGCGTGAACATTGGGGATGCCTGCGTCATGTGCCAGCGACAGGGCACCCAGCCATTTGGTGTGGGTGAAGGCCAGGATCATGCGGTCGGCGGGTAGCTCTTCGATTTGCTCGTCGATCAGCGATTTCACAATTGGCGTGGTCATGCAGCCTCCTTGCGGTGCCTGGTGATTTTCAGCAGGCGCTGGCAGTAGTGGGCGAACTCTTCGTTGGTGATGGCGTTGCCGGTGAGCATGTTGGTGATCATGTTCAGGACGACTCGCTGGGCACCCGGCTCGCTGGCCGGATGCTCCAGGGCCTCCAGCGCTTCATCGATCAGGATGTGCGGGCTCATAGGTCTGCATCCACGTCGTCTTCTGCCTCTTCCCGTTCCGCTGCTACTGCGTCGGCGGCGTAGGGCCGGAGAAGGTCCATGGCGATCCGCTCGGCGGCTTCGATGGGGCGGGGCTGGCCGATAAGGTCAGCAGCGTGTCCGCGCGAATCTGCCTGGCCGCCAAGGATCGACGACAAGAAAAGTCGAGCAAGTGAGTCGCGCTCGTCCAGGCCATCGATCTGGCGTTGGTTCAGGTGGCCCTGCAGGTAAGTGCAGAACCGGTCGAACGTCACCACCTGCGGCTGGCCGTAGCGGCGCTTCCACTTGATGTCGACGCCGCACACCAGGCGCTCCGCCGAATGCTCAAGCCAGTCCGTCACTTCGTCGCTATCGCTGACTTCTGGAGGCAACTGAGCGTCGTAACGCTCCTGGCAAATATTCAATGCTGCGTTCATGGTCGCCTCCAAGGTGGCGGGTTGTTCACCTGTATTCGTCAACACTCATGCCTCCCGCTGGTTGCCGATGGGCGCGGGGGAGGAGTGCTGACGTAATAGAGGTGGGGAAGGGTGCCCAGGCCCGCAACTGGCGACGGCCTGGGTTTGTTGCGTCAGCGGTGTGGCCCGTTGCCCGCTGCTGATTGCAGGGCTGGCCGGTCATCTTCGGTGTGGGCTTCGAGCTTCCTACTCACAGCGTCAAACAGCATCTGTTCGCCGTGGATCACAGGTCCTTACAACATGCACGCTACAGCTCTGAATGCCCTGGCTGAGTGGGGCAGGGTGCATGAGGTCCGGCGTTCCCAGCCGAGGCTATCGGGATCGCTAATTCAAATCTTTTGGAGCTGGCCGTGACCCGCTACTGGCGTCGGTCATCGGCCTAAATCAAATGTTCTTCCAGCCGCGGGCCTTTCGGCTTGTTCTCCCGCTGGATAACTGTTCTTGGCGCTTTACGCTGCACGCCCGGGTCAGTTGCCAACCCTCTGAACCGTTTAGGCCGGTTCATCGCTGCCTTTGAATCTGGGCCGGTGGTGATCCGGCAAGGGGTGTCGCTAAAGAGCGGCGCAGTTCTAGCTGCTGGCCGGCGTTCTTCGTTGCTGGCTTGAGTTGAATTTAAGCAAGCTGAAATTAAAGTGTCAAGCATGCTTAACTAAATAATTCAGATTGCTGAAATTTTCAGGCGATAAAAAGCCCGCTCACTGGCGGGCTCATTTAGGAGTCGCAGTACTCGCGCCAGCCGATCCTGACGGTGCCGTCATCCAAATGCTCGATCCTTATGCCGGCGGTGTCGCCGATATCTTGGATGACCTGGTGCCAGGCTTCAGGGTTTTCGTCGTCGCGCCTAGATACCTCGACCAACTGAATCCGCTGTACTTGAGGAGAGGCAATTATGCGTTGCAGGCGGCGGCCAACAAGCTCGTAGGAATTTCTCGGTTTCGGTGTGGGGTAGGGTGTCTGGATCATGCGTCGCTCATTGCGAATACTGTATATACACACAGTATTGATGCTGACATATCTTGGCAAGAGGGCGGTGGGAAGTTTCATGCATAAATGCATATTTTTTGGGGCGGGCCTTCTGACGGACATTAAAAAGCCCGCGCTAGGCAGGCAATTGCGTGATGTAGGTAGTGCTGCTCTCCCTCTTACAGATCTGATCTGCAGTACCTGCATCGGATGGCTGCGGCTTTGATAGTTTCCGCACAGTATGGGCAATCCTTTTCGTTGATCGGCGGGGAGGGCGGCGAGACATATCTCGCCACCGGGCGGCCAAAGCGCTCAGCTCGCTCAATGGGGCTGGGTCTACTCATTCCCCAAATGAGAGCCGCAATCCAACCGACCAAAGTCCAGCCTGCGAGTAGGTTCAATTTGAAGATAGGGGTGATCTTTCGATACTTTTTGATCGTGCATATCGTCGGGTAGAAGTACAACAGGATGGCCGACGGAACGAACACCACCGCGCCCACAATAGAGAATCCGCTCGATCCTCTGCCCGCTAAGAAGCCGGTCAAGCAGACCCCCATCAAAACAATCAATCCCACCACACTCATTGCCAAAGCTCCATGTCTGAACTAACGATTTTATCAGTAGTGGCGTAGAGCTACTACTTGGGAGGATAGAAAGGGTAGTCGTAGATCAGCAAAATCGCAGGCAAAAAAAAGCCCGCTTATGGGCGGGCCTAAAGGGAATTCTTCAAAGGAGTAGGGGGAGTTTGGCCCTACCCTGTCAATGCCAGGTGAAAAGGATGTCGCAAAAGCAGAATGTCCATGCTCGGCTTGTTTCTGCGATTGCTCCTTGTCGTTTGCAACACAAAGCTTACCAAGTCGCTACACGAAAAATATGACGTAACCCATTCTTAAGCTGTCATAAATCACGCGAATCAACTGTTCCAGAATAGAGAGCGTAGTTATGACTTTAAATCGATTGGTCAAGGTTGCAGCAATTGTTGCTCTCCTGTCTTCTCTGTCGGGATGCTGGATTTTTATGCCGCCAGGAGGTGGTGGCGATGGTGGTCACGGTGGCCACGGTCAAGGTGGCGGGCCTGGTGGGGGCCCTGGCGGTGGTCCCGGTAGCGGTCCGCGATAACGGATCGGGATCTGAAGGCAGTCGCGTGGAATAG